TTCAGTGACAATCAGTGATACAACATACCTGGCTGCTGACTTTACAGTCACAGTCATAGCAAACTAGGAGAAATAAATTGGCTAAATTTTACGCACAAGACTACAAGGTCACAGTTGGAACTGCTGTACTAAGCAGCTCTATCGCTTCTGTAACCTTAGATATGACTCAAGATGAAATTGATACAACATCATTCGGGTCAAGCTTCAGAACAAGGATAGGTGGGCTACGCGATGGCTCTGTATCTCTTGATTTTCACCAGGACTTCGGGGCTGGCGCTGTTGACTCTTTGTTGTACCCACTAATGGGAACACTTGTAGATGTCAAGATTGCACCTACCTCTGGAACTGTAACTGCTACTAACCCTGAGTACCGCTTCTCGGCGCTAGTAACTCAGTACCAGCCTTTCGCTGGAGCTGTTGGCGACCTAGCCACACTCTCAGTAACTTGGCCTGTATCTGGAACAGTAACAAGGGCAACAGCCGCCTAATACTGCTAAGCTAATCGCATGAAACTAAACCTACAAATACAGTTCACCGATAAGCCAAACGAAGTGAAGCAAGTTGTTTGCAACCCGTCAGACATGATTAAGTTGGAAACAAGGTACGACATTTCGATTGCAAGTCTTGAAACAAACATCAAGATTACTCACTTGCTTTTCCTAGCTTGGGCAAGTGAAACAAGAACTAAAGCGACTACTGCGTCATTTGATGAATGGGTGGATAACATTGAGTCCATCAGTCCAGCAGATGAACAAAAAAAATAGTCGGGCTTGGTGACTCATCAGCTCACTGGTACATAGCAACATTAGCTTGCGAAACAGGGATTAGTCCCAGAGAGCTAATGGAGCTAGACGATAGGATGCTGTGGACACTCGGCAGATATCTTATCTATAAAGCTCAGCACCAAGCACCTCGAACTTGAGAGGGCATCCTTCGGGATGTCCTCTCTTTTTTTGCTTCGGTAGAATAAGTAAAGATAGGTGGTCTAAATGGCTTTGAAACTTTACTCTGGCACTAACAGTGCTGTCAAAGTCTATGCCTCAGACTGGCGACTCTTCGTTAGAGAACTAAACAAGATTGACCCTCAGCAAATGAAGGAACTAAAAAAGCGCTGGAGAGAGATTTCAGTAAAGGCCGCAGACAGCGTAAAGTCCGAACTAAAATCAGGACCTGGCACACAAGGCCCAATGAAGGGTATGCGTCATGGTGGTCGTACAGGTTGGGGAACTAACTACGGCTCGACAGGTGGGCCTGTAAGCGGCGCTAAAAGAAAGAAGTTTGACACTGTTACTACTTCTGCTTTGACTCGTAACAAAAAAGGCGCTACTGGTATTGCTCGACTTAGAGTTCAATCCGCTGGTGTTGTTCTTGCTGACCTTGCTCAAAGGCATGGAACACGAGCTGTTACAAGGATGTATAAAATTAGAGAGTTTGGTGGCCCTGAGATTATGAGAAGCCATGAAATTCAGCCTAGGGCCGTACAAGAGTTTTTGCACAAGCTTGGCCCTGTGGTCAAAAAAAGCAAGCGCAAGAAGTCCAGAGAGGTTTACCCTGGTTTTGATAAAGCGCTACCAGCAGTAAGTCTTGAAGCCAAAAAAGCTATTCAAGAAACCATCAGGTTTGTCGAAAAGAATATTGATAGGAATAACAGCTAATGAGCAACATGTTCTTGAACATTGTCAGCACTTTCAAAAATGATGGCATAAAACAAGCTACTAGCCAGCTAGGTGCTTTTGGCTCGGCCGCTGGTGGACTCGGTTCAACTTTAGGTAAGGTTGGAGCGACTCTTGCAGGATTCGGTTTAGCAGCAAAAGCTGTGCAGTTTACAAGTCAATCTATTGACTCTGCGCGTGACCTTGAGCGAAACATGTACTCCCTTAGAACAGTGTTTGATGGTTTTGCCCCTACTATGGAGAAGTTTACAAAGGGCGCATATGAGATTGGTCTTAGCCAAAAAGATGCTGCTAAAGCATCAGTATTCCTAGGTTCCGTTCTAAAGCAATCTGGCTTTAGCATGGCAGACACAACAAAAGAAACTCAAAAGCTTGTAAGCCTGGGTGTAGACCTAGCTGCAACCTATGGCTACGATGTTCAAGAAGCATTGCTTGGTATGACCGCCTTGTTCCGCGGTGAATACGACCCGATTGAGAAGTTCGGTGTCGCCATGAAGCAAAGCGAAATCAATGCCGAGCTTGCAGCAAGAAAGCTAAATCACCTTACTGGTGCTGCTAGGCGTAACCAAGAACAGATTATCCGTATGGAGCTGCTCTATGAGCGAGCTGCCGATGCTATGGGTGCTTTTACTGGTCAGTCAGGAAACTTGTTTGTTGAACAGATGAAGCTTCAGGCTCAGTTTGAGAACATGCAAGCCAGCATCGGTACTCAGTTATTGCCAGTAATGGTGGGTCTTACAGAGGCACTTCTTCCTCTCATTGACTTTATGGGTCCTAAACTTGCTGAAGCTATCAATCAGTCAATTCCAGTTCTTGAAGGTTTCATCGCTGAAATAAAAAACATCAGTGACGCAACAACCTTTACTGGTGGAACAATAAAAGTTTTGCTTGATGTATTTGGGGGCTTATTCTCCTTCATTGCTCAAAACTTCGGTGTATTACTTGCTTTTACGGCACTTATAGGTGGTGCTACAACTGCAGTTAACTTATATACAATAGCCGTCAACTTTGCTTGGACAGCTAGCACCAGGCTATTCGGAGCTATTACGATTCTTGGCACCGCTTTCATAATTGGTGCTAATGCTGCTAGCAATTTGATGACTGAATTAGAGAAAAACAAAGCAGCAGCAGAGTCACTAAACCCTGAGCTAAATGCCACAGCTTATGAGGTCGAGTTTATTGGTGGCAAAATGGGCTTCCTTGCTGGAGCTACTAGCAATGCAACTAAAGAAGCAAGAGCTTTACGCGATGAGCTTTTATTACTTGAGGCTAGCTTTGTTGGCTCAGGTAGCGTCTATGGTGGTGGTAAGCAACTTCGCAATACAATACGCGATGAAATTAGAAAAAAAGGTGCTGCCGATGCTAAAGCATCCGCTTCTGTGGCTTCGGCTGCTAGCGCAGCACAAGACCAAGCCGCTAGAGAGCAACTTGCTGCACAACAGGAAGCCGCTAGACAATTAGCTGCCGCACAAGCGGAAGCTGCAAGAAAAGAAGAAGAAAGACTACAAAAAAGGGAAGATGCCTATAAATCGTTTGCTGATGCGGTCAAGTCAACATTCGGTGGCATAAAAGAATCAATACTTTCAGCCTTTAGCCTGCCTGACCTTGGAAATTCGGTCAACTCAATTACCAGAAACATCAAGAAGCTTTTAGAACAAACCAAAAACTTTGCTAAAAACATAACCTCTCTATCTCAGCAAGGGCTTACAAATGGCCTTCTTCAGCAAGTTATTGCTGCTGGTCCAATGCAGGGTGGCAAATTAGCTCAGGCTTTGGCTGGTGCTGGTGGTGCATTTATCGGTGAGCTAAATCAGGCTTACGGGGAGTTCGGTGGCATAGCTTCAGACATTGCTGGTGTGGGAACAACGGCAGCTCTGGCTAATCAAGAAGTAATCAATAACTATTACAACATTGAAGTAAGCGGCGGTGTTGGCTCTGGGCCTTCAATCGGTAAAGCAATCGTTGACGCTATCAAGTCCTACGAGCGCACTTCTGGCGCGGTCTGGCAGGGCGCGTAATGCCAGCACCAGTCGTCACAGTGGAGATTGGCGCAAATCTTGGTAACAATGACCCAACAGGTTTTAGACTAAATGACCCAATCCGAGGCAGGCTAAATAACCTTGTTTACACTCTTGGTGGCTCAAAGTTCTACGACATCACGAACAGGTTAGTGTCTGCCTCTACTTCTAGGGGTAGGTCACAGGCGCTAGACCGCATTGACGCTGGACAGCTTTCGGTTATTGTAGATAACTTCGACCGCCTATTTGACCCTCTTTATGAAGAAGGGTTTTATTATTCGCAACTAATTCCTGGGAGAGAACTAAGGATGAGCTGTAATGGCTATCCAGTTATTTATACTTACATTGATGACCTTGACATCGGTTATGAGCCAGGCAACAGGTCTGTCGTTAGCTTTCAGGCATCAGACGGACTAAGCACCTTGACTATAAACAATTTACCAGAAGTAACTCCACCAATCGAACTATCAGGTGCGAGAGTTACACGAATCCTTGACTTACAAGAAGTAAATTGGCCTCTTGATAAAAGAACTATTGACGCAGGTGATAGCCAGTTGTCAGATATTGATGTTGCCGCTCAAACCCAAGCTATTAGTTATCTTCAGCTAATTGCCACAAGTGAAGGTGGAGAGATTTTTGTTTCAAAAGACAATAAGTTTGTGTTTAAGGAAAGAAACGCCAGTCCTGGAATAATTGATTTGATTTTTACAGACGAGGGTTCAATTGCTGGTTTTACTGCTATACCCTTTGCTGATTTAAGCGTAATTTATGGCTCCGAGCAACTTTACAATCGTGTTGTAATTACTAACAATCAATTATTTCCTGATGAGGCTATTGCGGAAGACGCCGACTCACAAGCACTTTATGGACCTCATTCATATAGTCAAGATGGCTTACTGAATGAAAGCATTATTGAGCTTCAATATCTTGCTGACTTCTTACTTGCTAGATTCAAACAGCCACAGTATCGGTTTGACAGCCTTACAGTGGTTCTTGATGTGCTAAGTGAGTCACAGCAGAATGAGGTCCTAGGCCTTGAAATTGGTGATGTTGTACAGGTTAGGTTTACACCTTCGGGTATCCCACCCGCTATTGAGCAGTCTGTAAAAATAATTGGTATCAGCCATGATTGGCAAAACAACGAAAAGCGAATAACCCTTTCTCTTGAAAAGATAGACTTTACCTTGCTGACCCTTGACAACCCATTGTTGGGTATCCTTGACGAAGACTTCTTGACCTACTAATGCTAAACTACATACAAAAGAACTAAGGAAAACGATGTCAAGAAAAACCTTTACCGCTGATGAGGTCTTATTAGCGGCAGATGTCAATAGTTATCTCATGGACCAGACCGTTATGAGCTTTGCTGGTACTGCTGCTAGGGGTTCTGCTATCCCATTTCCAACTCAGGGAATGACTACCTATAACGAAACAACTAACCTTATCGAGAGCTGGAACGGAAGTGCTTGGGTTAGCCCAGTTGCCGCTGCTGTTCCAAGTGGATTGGTTTTTATTAAGGCAGACACGATTGGGTCTTTAGTTTCTTCTCATGTTTGGACGGGAACATTTAGTTCAACTTATGACTCTTACAGAATTGTAGTTTCTGGTGGAGTAGCCAGCACAGCAACAAGACTTAGGCTTCAATTAGGAACTGATACTAACAACCACAACTCAAACGCTTTTACTGGTAACTACACAACTACTGGCTTGATTGGTAGCGTGGCAGCCAATGTTGGATACTTTGATTATGTTGGCGCTGCAAC